GTCGAAACAAGTCGCATTTTCTTTTGGAGCGGCTGATGGGAGTCGAACCCACCTATGCAGCTTGGGAAGCTGCCGTTCTACCGATGAACTACAGCCGCGTTTGTTTTAGATTATTATACCAGACCGCTTCATATTTTGCAACCCCCAATCTTCTCCGGCCTGAACGGCGCAAATGTCAAGAAAAACTTAGATAAATCTGCAAAAAAATAATTTGCGCCATGGAGCGGCTGCGAGGTTTTCCCTCTTTGATGGGGCCTTGGGCTGCTCTTTTGCGTGTCTGTCCCGAATCTGGGCATGGAAAATAAGCCAGCGCCCAGCGGCCCTGGCGAACTCCCACCCTCCGTCACGCAGTTAGGTACTTCGCAAATAAAGCCCCCGCCGACTTCCACTCCAGGATGGCCCTTGGGTAGTTGTTCATCCAAATTTCGGCCTGCGCCACCTCCTGGGGCGTCACTTCATCGAAGTTCGTTCCCTTCGGGAAAAATCGGCGGATGATGCGGTTCATATTCTCATTGCTGCCCCGCTCCCCCGGCGAGCTGGGGTGGCAGTAGTATATCGTGGTACGTGGCCTCTTGTTTCGGACGGATCGTTCCATTCCGGCGCAGTCCTGGAACTCGGAGCCGTTGTCCACGGTGATGGAGCGGAAGATCCGGCGGAAGTCCTTCCCCAGTCTGCGCTCCAGCCGGTTCAGCACCTTGACCACGCTCTCCATCGTATGGTCTGGCACCCGGAAAATCAGGCCGTAGCGGGTGAGCCGTTCTGTCAGCACCACCAGGGCGGCTTCGCTCTCAATGGTGCCCATGAGGGAATCCATCTCCCAGTGGCCGAAGGTCTCCCTGGCCCAGATTTCCCAGGGCCGCTGTTCGATGGTTCTGCCGGGTGCCTCTCTGGCCCGGTCTTGATCCTGCTTGTCCTCCGGGGAGCGCCTTTCCCCCTTGTAGAGCAGGTGCTCCGGCGTGAGATTTAGGAAAACGTCGCCCCGGTAGATGTAGTTGTAGATGGTGTTGGCGCAGAGCTGCGTGTCAAACTGCAGGCCCTGCTCCTTGATGAAGGCCAGGGTCGCGCAGGGGGAGTAGTGGTCGAGGATGATCTTGTCCTCGATGAAGTTGGCCAGGGCGTGGTCGTGGCCGATCTTCAGCTCCGGCCCCTTGGCCCGGAGGTTTTCCTGGTACTTCCGCTCCGCGAAGTCGGCGCAGTACTCCATGACGAACTCTGCGTCATGCTGCTGGAGGCACTGGCCCCGCTTGATCTCATTGTAGACGGTGGCCCTGCAGCAGCCCAGCATTTCGGCGATCTCATCCGGCTTGGCTCCGGTTTTAAGCGCCCCTTCCATCTTGAGGCGATCCTCCCAGCGCAGGTGCTTGTATTTCTTTCTCTCTGCCATTGAAGCCCGCTCCTTTTTCTATCTGCGGGAGCGCCTTGTAAAATACTGAAAAGCGCCGCAGGATCAGCCCTGCGGCGCTTGCCTGTCTGCCCCGATCAGCCAGTCTGCGGATACGCTGAAAATTCGGGTCAAGACCAGCAGCTCGTAATCTGTCACCAGTCTGGAGCCGCTCTCGATCCGGCTTATGGCGTCCTGCTCAATGAGTGCGCCCTCGGTCTGCATCTTGGCTGCGAGGGTGGCCTGGGATAGCCTCGCTCTGAGCCGGAGTTCCCTGATTCGGTCGCCGGAGACGTTATTCTTGCCCTCAAACTGGAACTTCCGCATGGCGTCGCCCCCCTATGGCAGTAATCCATAACTCACTTAACATTAGCATATTTTGCGAGCTGGGCTATGGGAATACTCCATAGCTTTCGGAGGGTGTTACCGCATTATTTCAGGTTTTTATTGCTTATTTCAATATTTTACTTGACATTCCCATAAACGAGTGCTTATCATCTGTTATGGTAATGCTCCATAAATTCTGAAGGATAAGGGGTGCTGATCATGGGTTTTCGGTTCCGAAAGTCAAAAAATCTCGGCCCGTTCCGGGTGACCGTCAGCAAGTCTGGCGTCTCCACCAGCTTCGGCGGGAAGGGGGCGCGGATCACAAAAACCGCCAGCGGGAAGGTTCGCACCACGCTCTCCGTTCCGGGAACCGGCATCTCCTATGTCACGGAGTCCGGTGGCGGGAAGAAGAAAAAGGCGAAGGAGGCCAAGCGCACCCGCGCTGCTGAAGCCAAAACGGAGCGGCAGGCTGCGTTCGCGGAAGCGGCCCGGAATCCGGCCCCCGCCGAGGCGGGGCTTTACCGGCTGCTGGGCGTTCTGACTGTTGTGGTCGGGTTCGCCCTCTGCTTCCTCTTTGCTCCGCTGGGCCTTGTCATTTTGGCCTGCGGGGTCTACGTCACCGTGAAGGCCCGTCATATCGCCGACAAGGAGAACCGGAAGCTCCGGGAAGCTCCGCCCCCGGTGGCTCCGGAGCCGGAGCGGGGTGAGCCATCTCCCGGCCCAGGCTTTTCTGACTCTGTCTCAGCGCAGCGGTTCCAGATCACCCGAACGGATGAGCAGGCCGAAATGCTCCGGGCTGGATACAAGGAGAACGCTGCCCATGAAATTTTCCTGCCGGATACTGTCTGGGCCAGCCCCCGGTCTGAGGTCTACCACTTTGGGGATTCCTGCGGCAGCGTGATCCTGCCGGACGTGGTGCCCATTGGGGAGGGTGAGGCGCTCCGACGGGGCCTGCGGCGGTGTAAAAAATGCGACTGGCATGGCGCTCCGGTTCCCGCTCCCGGCAGTTCCCCTGAGCCGGTCAGGACTCCGGTCTCCAAGGCGAAGGTGGAGCCGGTCGATTCCTGGTAATCCATAAAGCAGAGGCACCTGGTCGTTTGGCCGGGTGCCTCTTTCGTGCCCTGGAGGTCATTCCTCCGGGGTGCTTTCTTTCTCCGCCAGCTCCGGTTCGATTAGATCCTCGATGTGGCACTCCAGCACCTGGGCCACCTTGTAGAGCTGGTAGACGTTCGGGCTGGTTCTAATCCTGGCCGACCATCCCTCCAGCGTCCGAACCGGGACGCCGCTGCGCCTGGAAAGCTCCGCCCTGGTGATCCCCTTTTCTATGCTTTTTTTGTCGATGGGGGTCAAATCCTCCCGCATGGTTATGCGTCTCATGCCGCTCACCTCCGTTTGAATTGTACCGCTATTATACTTCGCTTGCGTGGTAATGTCAATTCGTCAACTTCACCACTCATTCGAGTGGATATTTGTATAGTTTAGCCTCTTGTATTCCACTCGTATGAGTGGTAATATACACTCAACCTAAAGGACGGAGGCAGTGAAAATGAAAGCTAATCTGATCGAAATGCTCAAGGCCCAGGGCTTCTCCGAGGTCGAATCCAAGAGTGAGACCATCCAGCAGTGCAACGGCGTGATCCTCCAGTGTGACTGGTCTAGGGAGGTCGAGGTGGCGTTCCATGGCTCCTACCTCGAAACCTTCGCCGTCCGGGTCTTCGTCAACCGGAACTCCGGCATCTGCCACGTCAGCTACCAGAAGGATGGCCGGGAGTACAAAGACCGCTGGTACGATACCGTCGGCAAGCGCACCTACAATGCCATCGTGGAAACCGCCCGGTGTGCCGGGTATGCAATCTGAAGGAGGGAATGAAAATGAAAATCATCGAAAAGTGGAACGAGGTCGACCGGCGGCAGGCCGGGGCCGGTATGCAGGTGCTGTACGAGCTGGGCGGGTACCGAATCGCTGTTTCGGATGCGTCCTATATGCCGGGTGGCCTGTCCATCACCGCCTATCCGATCAACCGGGATTCCTACTCCCCAGAGATCTATGTGGGGGCAAGCTACGGCGAAGCCGTCCAGCGGATCACCGTCCAGACTACCTCCTGGGGCGCTCTGCCGGTGTCCGAGATCGACAAGGTCATCGGGGCGTATACGGAGGCTCAAATGGTGGCCCGTGAAATCTACCTGGCATTCCCTGAGTGCTTCAAAGCTGAGGAGGCCTGAAACATGGAAGGAATGAAAACTCTGGATATTCGGAGTTACCGGGAGACCATCAAGGCGGCGGTGGCCCATGAGCGGCAGGCAGATCCGAATTGGTCTTGGGGCATCCGCTCCATTACGAAGGGCGTTGCCCGGATCGGCTGGGGGTACCTGGACTACATCGGTGAAAAGGAGGCTTTCACGGTGGAAGTCCTGCAGGATGAAGAGAATGGCAAGGTAGCTGTTCTGGGCGTCATTCCGAACGGCTCCAAGGTCTGGCGCTTCGTCGGCCCGAATCACTGGGAAGACGGGCCGACCATCGAGGGCTGCATCGCCTCCGCGATCCACGGAATGGCCCGCAGCGCCCATAAAACCTACTAAGCCGAAACGGCCCACCCTGGGCCGTCCGACCGGGGATCGCCTCCCGGCGCTGATGATGGCAGGCGGGAAAGGGTTTTGAAATGAACGCAAACGAACGCATTAAAATGCTGAAGGCGATGGAGTTTATCGCACGGAATGTGAATAACGAGTCTTTTTTGAATGGCTGGCTGGCCCTGGGCGTCGCAGACGGCGACATCGAATACGGCGACCTCTCCGTCGGCCCGGATGATGCCGACGAGCTGGAGTACTACATGGAGGATGAGCCTTTCGCCGATTTGATGGACACCTTCCTTCGGTGCATGGCCCATGCGAGGCGGGACGGTGGTCTGTATTGTGACGGCGTTGTGAGTAAGGAGGCATGAACAATGGCGAAGCTGGCGAATGCAAAGGGCGAGATGGTCTACTTCAACCTGGTGCAAAAGAACGGGAAGCTCCAGTGGGTCATCAAGGGCATAGGGGACACGGTGGTGCTGGGCAGGGATCGCCAGAAGAAGAAGTCCCGCACCTTCACCCAGGAAGCCCAGGCGGATGCCTATCTGAAGCGCAACGGGTTCACGATCAGCCTCTATTGAAGGGGCGGAGCAGGTGAGCGGCTACGGCTCCACACGGGGTCGCTGGCCGCTCCTTCTTTTTGCCCTTGCCCACGGTCTGCCGCCCTCGCTGCCCTCTGGCTTTTTTCCATTGGAAAAAAGACGGCTATAGGGCGGTGGGGGTGTCTCTTTATGCCCCCGGACGCAAAAGGCCCACACGGGGCCGCACAGGGGCCAGCAGGGGCCAATGCAAAGCGGCCCCCTCGCGCATGAGGGTATCCGAAGCGCGAGGAGGCCTTTGTTCAGATTTTCTTGGCGTAGTCCAGGCTGATCCACCCGGCTCCGCTCTTGAGCTTGCCCCACCCGGCGGTGCTACCGGTGCCGGGGCTTTCCTCCACGATGGTGAAAACGCCAGCTCCGGTGAAGCCGCCGGTGGCGGCGTAGTTGGTACCGGGGCCGGTGCGGAGGTTTGCCGTGGTGACCTGCACCTGGTACGGCCGGAAGCTGGTCTCCGGCTCCGGGTAGACCTGCTTGCCGGTGCCATCGAAGGCTGCGTAGCCTGGGTGGCTGTCCACCGCTCTCTTGGCATTGGTCAGGCTCTTGTAAGCCCCCACCTGGGACTTGGCGTCCGCCCAGGTCTTCCGCACCCGGTAGAGGTTGTCCGTGGCCTGGGCGGTGCCGGAGCCGGAGGTCTGGGAGCCGCCACCCAGCCGCCGGGTCACCTCCGCTGCGATCTCCGGGTGCCGGTCGAGGAGGTACTGGCCGGGGCAGGCCTTTTTGGCAAACCAGCGGTGGACGGTGAGCACCATTTCGTCTGCCGCCGGTTTGAAGGCCAGGGTCTTGTCCTTGTCTCCGAGCCAGAGCAGCTTCGTCTTCCCATTCCGGCGGCAGATGTCCTCCACCAAATCCAGCAGGGCGGCGTAGGCCTTGTCGGTCACGGCGTAGGGGTCTTCGTTGTCGGAGGCGGTCTCAATGGTTACGGCCCGGTGGTCGTTGGCGGCGCTGGAGGTGCACCAGCTCCGATCCCCCTCGTCGACGCACAGGCCGATGCTGCCGTCGTATCCCACAACGTAGTTGCAGGAGGCCTTTTTGCTGGTGGGCTGGAAGACCTCGCAGCCTCGCTTGGCCGTCACCTGGCCCACGAAGCAGTGAATGCTGATCCGGTCAATGGGCTTGTTCCTGGGGCTGTTTTTGTTGGGCGAGATCAGGGTGACGCTCGCCAGCTTGCTGTTGCTCATGGTAGGTGTCCTTTCTTTATCCGACGCCGCCGTCGGAGCCGGTGGAGGCCCCGTCGGCGGTGCTGGTGTTTGCGTCCTGCTTCGGGTACTTGGAATCTCCGTATCGGATCAGGCCGAGCACTCCGGCCTCCCCTCCGATGAAGGAGAAGAAGGAGACGATGAGGGTGTCCGGCGTCCCCCCGGTTTTCATGTAGACCGCGACCATGGCCACCGTGAAGACGGTCACCTCCGCCAGGATGGCGACGACCACCTTTTTGGAAAACTTCACGGGGGACGCTGCCTTGCTACGCTTTCGCTTCCTCCCCATCGGCGGTCACCTCGGTTCCGGCTGCGTCCTGGATGCTGATCACGGGAATGATGCCGCTGTTGTTCAGCTCGTAGACTGCGGCCTCGATGAGGGCGTCCAGCTTGGCTTCATCCACGGTGATCCCGTGCTGCCGGAGCCAGTCCAGGACGTAGGCTTTCTTCTCCTGCCCCCGCCCGGAGCCGGTGTAGATCTGCTCCGCTGCGGCCACGGCGATCTTCACCCAGGCGTTGATCTCCGCCTGCTGCTGGGCGGTGGTCTTGCTCTTGATGTAGGGGACGACGACGGCGGCGATCAGGGCCGCAATGAGGGCGGCTACCGCCTCGATGATGGGGGTGATGTCAAAGGTCATGGTGCTTCTCCTTTCTCATGTGTCGAGTGTGTCTTCGGTGTCTCGTTCGTTGGATGAGGAAGCCAGGAAGTCGTGCTCCCGGAGCCGGTCATCGTACACCCTGCTGATATTGGCGATGGCGTGGGAGGCCCGGTTGTTTTTGTAGCCCTTGTGCTCATCGCAATACCGCTCATAGAAGTCGATGTCGGCCAGGATGTCGATGAATTCCTCCTTCGTGTGGGGGATGTCCCGGAGCAGTTCATTGTTGAACCGGAGGATTCTGGCCCGGTGCTCGTCGGCGTTGCGCTCATCGTCCATGCGGATGTGGTCGGCCAGCCCCTGCTTCACGGCCCCCAGCTCCTTCAGCACGTCGGCGTTGATGGCCCTCCCAAGGGCTTTCGCCAGGGCAGACCAGGGGTTGACCTTGATGGGGGCGATCTCCACCAGCGTCAGGAGCAGCAGGAGCAGCCCCCCGCCGCCTGCGAGGGCTTCTCGTAGGCTCATGCTTCTTCCCTCCCTTCCGGGCAGGGGTCGGGCCATTCCTCACTTCCGATGATCTGGCGGTATCGGGCGTCCGCCTTTGCAATCTCGTCCTTCAGGGCGGTGTCCCCCAGCTCCCCCAGCCGGAGGGCCATCGCCCGAATGATGCGGCTCTGTTCCTCGCAGAGAGTGCAGAGCGCCTCGATCATCTGCAGGTTGCTCATTCCTCCTGGGCCTCCGCCGGGGCTTCCGTCCATCCGTACTGCCCAGGCTCCCAGACGTTGGCGTCCAGGTCGCTGATCCAGTGCTTCCCGTTGTGGCTCACCTTTGCCCCCTTGGAGTAGGCGTCATGCGCTCCCAGGGGCTGAGACCACTCCGGCCATTCCTCCGCCGGGTCTGAGATGCTCACCCACAGGCTCACCGCCGTGTCCGGCGTCCAGTCCGCCTGCGACGTGTGGGCCTGAAGGCACTTATACAGCTTCCCGTCCGTGTAGCGCCGGATCTGGCCCACGGTGTAGTTGACGGGATAGGCCCACGGAGAGAAGAGGTCGGCGTGTTCTCCGGCAGTCACGCCGTCAATCGTCCCGGCCTCCGCCATGGCGACAAAGGCGATCCCGCTGGTGGTGCTGACGGCGTCGGCCTGGGAGATGGCGATGAATACCATCTCGCCGCCCTCCACCTCGGAGACCACGGCCTCCGGTGCGTCCGGGATGCCGCTGCCGCCGTTCAGGTTGTAGAGCGTCCCGGCCACGGATACGCCGATGGCGTCCTCCGCAGTGGTCTCCACCAGCGCCCCGGTGTCCGGGTTCCTGGTGACGTACCTGGGGGCGTCGCAGAGGGCGACGATTTTCCCGGCGCTGATGATCTTGTACATGGTGGTGTCCTCCTTTTACGGTTTGATGTTGAGCGCCCTTGCAAGGGGGAGCAGTTCCTCCGGCTCCGCCTCGAAGAAGGCGTGGTTAAATAGGATGGTCTCTGCGTCCGGTACAAGGTAGCGGCTCCACTCCCGCTCCAGCATTTCGATCTCCCGGTCGGTGAACCGCTGGCGGTGTCTGCCGTCATCACTCCGGCGCTCTCTCCGGCTGTAGGCGATGGCCCAGGAGACCTTGCCCCGTTCCAGGCCCCGGCCATCGTCGTTCCGGGCCATGTAGCGGTGCGCCAGCTCGCTGGTGGTGAAGCAGATCGCTCTGCCCTCCGCCGTGGCGATAAAGTCTCCGATGGTGTTCAGCCGGGTGCCGTAGGGCAGGTTCAGCATATCTCCGGCAGCGGAGAGTTCCCGGCATCTGTGGTGGACGATGTATTCCATGGGCGGCTCCTTCCTTATGCGGCCTGGGTGGCCTGCTGCGTGATTCTGGTGTATTCCCACCCGGCCTTTGTCTTCTTGGCCCGGAGGGTGCAGGGGAATTTGTTCTTCCTGCGCCGAAGCTCCGGCGCAAACATGGACGTGAAGCGGGCGTCCATGGACTCAAGGGTGCGGTAGCTGTCGCACCGCTTCGCGTGCGCCCTCCAGCTCTGGTAGCTCTGGATGGCGTCTTCGGCATCCATCTTCCCCTCCGTCACCCAGGCCCTGAAGATATCCATCTTCCGCCGGATGGCCTTGATGCTCTGGCGGCTCAGCTTCATGGTGACCTTGCCGCTCTCCTGCAGCGTGAATCGCACCTTCAGGAAGGTGAAGCTGTGGTGCTTGAAGGGGGTGATGATGCATTTCTTGTCGTTCAGGGTGAGGCCCAGGTCTGCTGCCAGCAGGTGGTTGCAGCGGTCGAGGTCTCGCAGTTCCTCCAGGGAGGGGCTGATGGCGTAGCCGTCATCCATGTACCGGCCATAGGCCTCCACCCGCCGCCGGTCTTTGAAGTAGTGGTCGATGGGGCTGGCTGCGTCCAGGGCGGTGATCTGGGAGACCTCGCTCCCCAGGCCCACGCCACGCTTCCGCTTCGCCTTTGGGTCTGCGGTCTTCATCTTCAGAAAATCGTCGATGTAGCTGCAGTAGACCCGGTAGAGCCTATCGTCCCGGATCACCCGTCTGGCCCTGGCCTTGATTAGATCGTGGGGCAGGCTTCCGAAGTAGCCCTTGAAGTCGAACTGGTAGATGCCGCCCTCCAGGCCGTACCGGTGGAAGTGGCGGGTGAGCTGCTGGTGCAGGGTCTCCAGGGCGTAGTCCATGCCCCTGCCCTCCAGGCTGGCGCTGTTGGTGGAGATGAAGCTCCGAGAGAAGGCTTTGGTCAGGTAGTGCTGGCATAGGCATTTCTGCCCCGCCCGCTCCTGGATGGGGAGGGCGTCGATCTGACGGGCCTTGCCGTGCTCCACGGTGGTAAAGCTGTGAAAGCCCTTGAACCGCCGCTTCTCCCCGGCGAGGGTCTCCACGATGTCGGCACACTCCGGCAGCAGGTGCGTTTCAAATAGAATCGTCGAGGTCTTCCAGCGGGAGCCATCGCAACAATCCTCCCCGGACTCCACCATGTTTCCGAAGTTGATTACTTCGTCGAAGGTCTTCCCGGTGGTCTCCAGGGCCTTTGCCTCACGCTTTGCCTTTCGGCGCTGGTAGCGGGCCTCCCGCCGTTCTTCACTTGTCAAAGGGGCTGTCCCCTCTCTGTTTAGGTCTGACGCAGCCCCCACGCACAGACGGCCCCTCCGGCGGGTGGTTTGCCGGGTGCGTCGCTTCCGGCACCTGTCCCGTCATCGGGGGTGGTTATTCAGCGCAGCTGCATAACGTCCGCCAATGAAACCGGGGAGGCCCGCCCCGCCGCTCCTGTCTGAAACTGCGGTTTGGTGCCCACCAAACTTCCCGGCCATGCAAGCAGCGTCCGGGCAGATCGTGTCGTGGGGCGATTTTAGGAATGAAGCCCAGTTTCCTGGGTCAGGCTCCAAGGTGCAAGCTCTCCTTTAAGTTTTGGGGCACGGGTTCGCCGTTGGCTACTATTTCTGGCCCCAGTAACGTTTTCTTAAATCCCGGCGCGAAGCCATTCGAATTGTAGGCGTTGTTGTTGTTCGCGCTCCCGTCTGTGTTCACATTGCAGAAGTTCGTCGTGTTGCTCGCATTGACCGAGCGCAGCCACCAATTGCAGGCGGAGCCGTCAGAGCTTGCCCTAATGGGGATTTATGCGTTGGGTGGCCAGGGCGGCGGGGGCGGCGTGTGCTGCTCTCCGCCGGTGGCCTTGGATGGAGGCTTCGGCGCTGCCTCAGCCTTTTCCTTCTGGTACCGCCGCCAGCGATCCTTGTCCGAGTCGATCACCTTCCGCAGCCGCTTCAGGACGGTGTTGCCCTGGGACGTGAGGCCGTTGAAGACCTTCTGGTATTCGGCCTTGTTCTTGAAGAAGCTGTTCCCATCATCCACAAGGGAGAAGGCAAAGGTGATTTCCTCCAGGTATGCGTCTGCGGTCACTTCCGCCATCTTCAGGTACCGGTGCCGCAGGTCGAAGTCCCCTTGCGAGAGGTCTTTGTGCAGGTAGACGGCGTTGCCCTTCACGGCGTTGACCACGATCTCCCTGGCCATCTCCAGCAGGCCGTTGGTCACGATGTACCGGTAGCTGCTGGGGAACCGCTTCACGGCCCTGGCGGTCATCCGGCGCAGTTCCCTGGCGTCTGCGATGAACTGGGCGGATGCGTCCTTCCGGCGGGATTTGTAAACGGACATGGTGTGCTCTCTCTTTCCCTGGCGTTGGTCTGCGTTCCGCTGGCGGGGGCTTTCGCCCCCACCGCTTCACTGGGTGTCGGATTTTTGGATTAGGCGGCCTTAAAGCCCGGCGCGAAGCCAAACGAATAGTAGGCGTAGGTGCTGCCCGCGCTCCCGTCTGAGTTCACAAAGCAGAAGAACGTCGCGTTGCTCGCAAAGACCGAGCGCAGCCACCAAAGGCAGGCGGAGCCGGTGCTGCTGTGCTGGTACTTGACCTTGCTGTTGCCGTTTTTGTAGTAGTCGTACTGCTTCTGATAGTTCTTCTCCGCGCTGTTGGCGTAGTAGCGGGTGCCGTGTACCTCGAACTCCGCCAGTAGGAAGATCTTCTGGGTGGTGGCGGTGACGTAGCTGGCGGTGTCGTTTCCGCCGCCGGTGTTGTCGCTGTACTTGGTGCAGTTCTTGATGGCGTTCCGCCACGCCGATGGGAGGGCGTTGAGGAAGGCGGGGCAGGTGGTCTTCATCATGTGGCTGTTCTTCCATCCGCCGGAGTTGGTGTTCGACGTGTTCATGCAGAAGCCGGTGCCGGTGCTGCCGTAGCTCTGGACAAAGGCGATGTCTCTGCCGTCCGCCGTCTTTCCGAACTGGAAGTCAATACCGTTGCCCTCCACGCTCTGGTTGTGGTTGAAGCCCAGGATGAAGGCGTAGACCGTCTGGTTCAGCGTCAGGCCTCCGAAGGTGCCGTTGACGGCGATGCCGATCTTGTCGCCCACCGCCCAGTAGCTGGCCCCGGTGCCCGCTGCGCCCACGGCCTGGATGGTGGCCGGGTCATTGTCGGCCAGTGTCTTGCTGGGCAGGCTGACGGTGGCGGTGCAGACCACGCTGGCCGGGGCGGTGTGGTTGGTACCTGCGGCGACGGAGACCGTGATCTTCGCGGTGCCCTTGGCCTTGCCGGTGACGGTGATGGTGGTGCCGGAGAGGCTTGCCTCCGCGACGGCGGCGTTGTCCACCGACACGGAGATCGCGCCGTTTCCGGCCCTGGTGACCGCGATGGTTTTCTGAAGGGTAGATACGTCCAGCGTCATCGTGGTGGGGTTGATGGACAGGGAGCCTGCCGCCTTTGCGATGCTCCAGGTGGCGCTCTTGGCCCCATAGGTGCCGTCGCTCCACTGGAAATTGCTGGTGGGCGTGAAGGTGGCCTGATAGCTCCCGGCGTTGGTGCCGCTGGTGGTGCCGCCCATGTCCAGCTCCACGGCGCTGTAATTGTCCCAGGTGGGCGACTGGGCGCTGCCGGTGTAGGTGAGGCTACCGCTCTGAGCGGGAAGCTGGACGGTCTTCCGCTTGATCGTCCAGGTAACCGTCCGGGCGGTCTGAGTGCCGTCGCTCCAGACGTACTCCCCCTTCGGAGTGAAGGTCGCCTCGTACTCCCCGGCGTTGGTGCCCTCTGTCACGCCGCCCAGGGTGAGCTGCTCCGGGTTATAGCTGTTCCAGGTAGGCGACTGGACGCTGGCGTTGTAGACCAGGGTGCCGTTCTGCGACGGGGTGGAACTGATCGTATTGGTGATGTCCTTGATGCTCTGGGCCGCTTCGTCTGCGGTCTGCTGTGCCTTTGCGGCGGCGGACGCGGCGGAGTCGGCGGTGGCTTTGGCTGTGTTCGCCGTCTCCAGGGCCTGGTCGGCGGTGCTCTTGGCGGTGTCGGCAGTGCTCTTGGCGGTACCGGCCAGCGCCAGGGCGCTGTCTGCGGTGGATTTGGCGGTGTTGGCGACGTCTCTGGCCGCATTCGCAGCCTCCAGGGCGGCGTCGGCGGTGTCCTTTGCGGTGTCTGCAGTGTTCTTTGCGGTATTGGCGGTGTCCGCCGCCCCTTGGGCTAGTTTGCGGACGGCCTCCAGTTCCTCGCTGCTGCCGCCGGAACTGGGGGCGTTTACGGGGCCGTATCCCATGGTTCTGTCCTCCTTACTCGGTTACAAATTCGATTCTCCCGGAGCCGCCCACAAGGCCGAGGGTGGCCTGAAGCTCCGCCTTGGGCGCTGCCTTTGCGAAAAGCCGGAGCTTCCCGTCGAGGGTCTGGCAGGTGGGGCAGATACCGTCGGCGTCAGCGAGGGATTCCGGGTGGATCGTCAGGATGGGGGTCATCCGGGCGGTGATGGTTGCGATCTCGATGTCCAGCTGCTGAGGGTAGTCGCTGTTGAAGTCGCCGCCCTCTGCTTCCTCGCCCCCTGCGCCTGCCGGGTCGCTCGACCAGCCCTCCGTGGGGATGGTGATCTCCTGCTTGGAGATTCCGATGACACCTTCGTTGAGCAGTTGCTGCAGGTCGTTGTGGGTCACCACGCCAGGGGCGGCTGCGATGACCACCTCGATTTCATCCGAGACCACCAGCACCATGGGGAAGGAGAAAATGCTGGCCGGTAGGTCTGCGCTGTAGGCGGGGACGGGCTGCTGGTAATCGCCCAGGGTGGCGTATGCCACGTCGGTCTCCGTCTGCGTCTCCGGGTGCATGGCGTAGATGATGAATTCCGCCAGGTTGAAGGCCTCTTGCTCAGGGTGCTTGCTGTTGTCATACTGGACGGAGAGATAGAGACGGTCGTTCTCGTGCATCCGCTCTCCGATTGTGCCGTCTGCCACGGGGGCGACCAGCTGGTGCTGGTCTGCCAGGTTGGTGCCCTCCGACACCAGGCCGCTGCCGAAGGTCACGCGGGTCAGCTTCAGCGGCTGCTCCAGCGCCCCGCAGGCGGCGATCAGGGCACGTCCGTTCGTGGTGGGTTTGAATCCGTACTCCATGGTGTGTCCTCCTTATGGAATTTCCGGGAGAGGGAGGGTGACGGTGGCCGTCATCTGCAGCCCCACCCGGCCCGTATGGGTCATTGTGATTTCGTCCGGGATGGCCGGGACGGCGATCCTGGGTGTGATGGCCATGCGTCCGCCCAGCTCCACGCTCGCGCCGAACATGGTGATCTGGGTGATCTCCGGCATGGGCAGTCTGGTCTGGATGGCCATGACGCCGCCGAAGCGGAGCGGCTGCGTCCCCATGTCGGTGTCCACGGTGATGCCGTCGATCCAGCTGGAGAGCCGCTTGATGGTGGAGATCATCCGAATGAATGCCGCCAGCCCCTCCAGGGTCTCGAAGGTGCCGTCATTCATGGCGCTCACCCGGAAGTGGTGCGCTTCGCCGCCGTACTCATACCAGTCGGTGACCTTGCCGTTTCCGAAGATGGAACGGATCACCCAATTCACCGCCCAGGGCGTCCCCAGGTGGGCGTAAAACTCCAGCGTCCCCTTGATGAGCGTCCGCTTCGTCTCCACGGGCAGTGTCTCATCGTAGGCCGGGGTGCGAAGCTCCACGGCCAGGACGTCCAGGACGAACTCCGGGGCGTTGTCCAGCATGGCCATGGTGAGGGTCTGCGCCGTCTCTGCCATGATGCGCCGCTTTTCCTCCCGGATGGCGTAGCCCATGGCCATGACCTCCGGGTCATACTGGAGCGGGTTGTTCCGCAGCAGGTCGGTGATCTGGCCGTCGTATAGCTCAATCATCCTCAAGCCCCCCGTTGTCGGCGGCGCTGGCGGTGCATTTGGCCACCTGGGTCTCACCGACCACGGCAAACGTGGGGGCGGTCAGCTTCACCCGCTTGGCTCCTGCCGCCTTGATGCGCTGCACCAGCTCATCCGGATTGATGTCCCGGCCAATCTCCGAGGTCTGCCAGGTGGTGTACTCCGCCACGGCCTTTTTCACGTTCTCTTGGATGGTGACGGCCTTGGCCTGGTCACTGCGGTTGATGTAATAGGTCAGGTCGATGGAAAACTCCACGGCCTCCGGCTTCTTCACCGTCACCAGGTCGGTCATGGGCCGGATGCGTTCCTCGGTGAGGTAGTCCTGCAGCTCCTGCAGCAGTTCCTCTCCCGGCATGGAGCCGTCGGTCATAAGAACATAGACGTCGACCTTCCCCGGCTCCGGGGAGACCGGAACAACCGAGCCGATACCGGCGTTGAAGGTCTTTGCCCAGTAGACGTATGCGTCCGATGGGCCTGCGGTGCTGTAGCCGGATGGGGCCAGGTAGACGCGCTCCGCGAGGCTTTCGTCACTCTCCCTGGCGGCTCCGCCCTCCGATGTGGTGACGTTGGCCACGCTCTGGATGTAGGGCAGGGGGTCTACCAGAATGTCCACCTGGCCGGGGAGGAAATTGTTCCCCTCCGTCCCCTCTGCGGTGCAGACCGCCTCCACGTCCACATATTCGTCTCCGGGGGCGATCTCCGCATACTCCACGGTGGTGAAGTAGATTCCGTCCCCGTTGGTCACGCGGATGCCTGCCGGGATGGCCAGGGCGTAGTCCTTCGTCTCCGAGGCCGTGAAGCGCACGGTAGTCCGTGCTGCCGTGGCCTCTTTCCGGCTCACGCTCCGGTTGGCGGCGAGGCCGTCCAGGAATTCGCCGTAGCTGTATTTCAGGAGGTCTTGCTTCCCGGCCCGGTCGACGTACTGCTCCGTCTGGTAGAGGTCGAGGGCAACGGCATAGAGGGCGATCCGCATGGGGTCTGCTGCCCCCAGCGTTACCTCCTTGCCGGTGATCTCCTGGTATCGCCGCTCGTAGTTGGAGACCAGGCGCTGCATCATCGCGTCGATGGTGTCGTTGTCGATGAAGGAGACATCCGGCAGCTCCGCCAGCGGCTTCAGGGTTTCGTTAAGCAAGCACGATCACCGCCTTTGCTCGAAGTTTCCCGGATGCCTCCGGGGTCAGGGTCACTTGCTCCGCCCTGGCTCGCGGCTCCCATTTGTCCACGGCCTCCATGACGGCGACCGCGTATAGGCTGCGGGCCACGTCCAGGGGCTTGTCCAGCATGGAGTTGTCCACGCCGAAGTCCCGGTACAAAGGGGAGGAGCCGACCGGAGTTGCCATGATCATCTCCACATTTCGGATGATCTCCCGCTCCGTGGCCCCGTCTCCGGCACCGTACTCGAAGCCGACCTCAATGTCTGCAACTTCCACCTGCGGTTCCTCCCCTCATAGGTATTCCTCCATGGTCACGCTGACGCTGGCTCGCAGCAGCTCGCCGCCGTTCAGGATCGTGTTCCATGCCTCGCTTGTGCTGTTGATCTTCCAGCGGTGTCGGCCCACCCTCCGGCCTCCAATGACCAGGGTGTTTACCGCCCCCCGCTCCACCAGGGTCTCCAGCCGCTCGATGTTCGCCCTGGGCCGGATGCCGAGGGTGGCGTCCAGTACCATGGTGAACGTCACCTGCTGCAGCCCTGGGCGGATGAATTCCGACTGGTTCTTTAGTCCGATGCGGCTGTGTGCCGCCCATTCGGCGCTGACGGTGCGGTTCAGGCTCTGAAGGAGCAGGGCCTCCCGCTCGCTCACCCGGAAGACGATGTCAGTCCCCCAATTTCCGATTGCCATGCTGCCCTCCTATCAATGGGGCTTAGAGGTTTCGCCGTGGACGCCGGTGTGGGTGTGCTGCGTGAGCTTGATGGCTCCGGCGGTCACCTCTGTTGCTGCGGTGACGGTGGTGGTCACCTCCACGCCGGACGGGGCGTCGACGGTGACCTTTCCGCCTGCCAGGGTGATGGTGCAGCCGCCTGCCTGAATGGTCAGGGAGGCGGTCTTTTCGTCGTACTCTGCAGCGTCCCCACCCAGGGTGCTCGTGTACTCCTGGCGGTAGAGGCCCTCCCGGCCACCGTGGGGCCGGTGTCCCTCATACCAGAAGGGGCCGAGGATGATGGCCCTGCTGGTGCCGTTGGAGAGGTGGCCCACCAGCACCTGGTCTCCGATCTTCGGTCGCCAGTGTTCCCAGGCTAGGAAGGGGATTTCCGGCGTGGTGCTGCCGTCCTTATCGTCGTAGGTCACCCGTGCGGTGCCGTCCGGGAAGTTGTAACTGGAGATCCTGCCGATACGCAGGAGCTGCTGCTTGTCCATGGGCCTCCCCCTTTCCTGCCGCCTATGCGGCGCTCTCTTTTGCCACGGTCACGGTGGTGATCCGTTCCTCCACCCGGCGCATCTCCAGGGTCATTTTGTAGCCGCTGCCGATGCTGTGGGTGATCTTCTCGATGTAATACTTGCCGTCCAGCTTCTGCAGGCCCTTGATCTCCACGCAGTCGCTGGCGATCAGGCCGAGCTGGGCCTTGAGCGTGATGCTCATGGTGGTGGTGCCCTTATTGGCGGTGTTCAGCTCCGCCAGGGCGATGGTGATGGCCTCCGATAGGTTATCGGCGGCGGTGTTGCTGGTCTTGATGCGGTTGCCTCCGCCTGCCTCGACCGTGAAGGTCTTGTTCTGATCCGCGTTGGTGTACTGGTACTTGATGCCGGTGTAGGTGCCCTCCAGAGTGGTGTCCCAAGACCAGCCGGGCTCAAAGTCCGCCTCCGTCAGCGTCAGCTTCGCCGCCTTGGCCTCGTACTGGGCCTCTGAAAATACCACCAGCCGGTTGTCGTAAATCTTCAGCACCAGGCCGTAGTCTGTGACCAGCTTGTTGTAAAACTCGCAGTCCGACTGGTTGGTCTGCTCGATGCGCTTGATGCTGATGGTGTCCGCTTCGTAAAACAGGGCGATACCGGCACGGCCTGCGATCTCCTGGCCAATCTCCTGAAGCGTGGCGTCCTCATAGGTGAGGGTGCGCTGGGTGGTCTTGAAGCTGCTGTCTGCGGGGAGGGCCAGCCCCTCCAGGCTGAGCCGGATGGGTGGCCCCCCGCTGAAGCTGAAATCGTCCACCTGGAAGGTGCCGCAGGCGAAGGCCTGGATCTGCCCGTCGCCGTTCCAGTTCCGGGTCTGAATGACCGGCTTGAGCGTGTCCCCTTTGACGGGGAACCATGGGCCGATCCAGCGACGGCCCCGGTCGGTCAGCTCCACGCTGATGCTGTCGCTGCTTCCGCTGGCCACGTCAATGTAGCTGAAGGAGGAAAGGTCTGGGACGATGGATTCCGTGGCGTTGGCCCCGTTGTAGGTCAGGGCCACAGTTGCCTTGCGCGGTTCCATAGCTCATCGCCTCCATTCCGGGAGGCCGCTGTCCTGCTGCGTTTCCTCCGGCAAGACCGGCACGGCCACATGGACGCCGCCGGGGAATATCTGATAGTCCAATAGGCGGATGTTTTCCCTGGCCTCCATGAGCGCCTGGGCGGCTTTCTCGTCCCCGTAGGCTCTGCGGGCGATGGTGTCCCAGGTGTCGCCCTGGATGGTGATGATGGTGTCCATGGCTTAGAACCTCTTTCTTGCGTTGTCCTTCATCCACTGATTCATCCGGCGCTCGAATTCCTCCTGGGAGATATGCTCTGCGTCGGTCATGTCCTCCCTGCTGGGCGCTCCGCCCTCGAAGCAGTACTGCGGGGCGTAGGTGATGTGGTAGACCGGCCCTCCGCCCTCCGGGTCATCCGGGTCGGGGTCGCCGCCGCGTCCGAGTTCCTGCAGCTTGGCCAGCAGTTCGGAGATGGGGGTGGCGGTGGAACCAATTTCCATGGCTTCCATCCGGTCGGCCAGGGCGGACACCCTGTCGGCCATGTATCCGACGGGGCCGGAGATCATGCTCTGCATCTTGCCCCATAGCTCGGAGAGGGGGACGATGGCCTCGGTTCCGGCTTCGCCTGCCTCCAGGATGGTGGGGCTGTCCACGATGCCGCCCTTGGCCAGCCGGGGGAGGGATACCTCCGGGATCGTTGCAAGGCCCTCCCAATCGACGCCGATGAAGGATGCGCCCCAGCCGACCACGTCGTTAAAGCCGCCGATGAAGCCGTTGACGGCCCCGATGATCCGGTTGATCATGCCCTCCACCAAGC